TTCCCCTTCAACGCCGCCACCTCTGCCTTCAACGCCTCAATCTCAGCCAATAACTTTGAAACATCCATCTCTCTTTCTTTCTTATTTTCCATTTTTATAACCATCAACTTAGGTCCATTTTTACCTTAATAATGTCAATCCCGCCATCGAATCAAACGCCGCCCTCCCCGCCGAATCAAACGCCGAATCAAACGCCGAATCAAACGGATCCAACGACGCCACCCCCCTCCGTCTTGCCGCCGCCGCCGCTGCTGTTTTCGCATTTGCCTCTTCCAGCCTCCTATTTTCTTCGATGATACGCGCTTCAGACGCTGCTTTTTTCGCATTTGCCTCTTCCAGCCTCCTATTTTCTTCGATGATACGCGCTTCAGACGCTGCTTTTTTCGCATTTGCCTCTTCCAGCCTCCTATTTTCTTCGATGATACGCGCTTCATCCGCTTCATCCGCCTCATCCTCATCGTTGTCTGTTACTGTTACTGTCTTCACACAATTATCTCCATCTACTTCGTAACCAATCATACAACTGTGTAAAACACATTTTTTTTTGCTATTTATTTTATAGATCCCTTTCGGATCTCCATCATCTATATCACAATCGTCACCCTTTTTCTTAGTAGAAAATAAACTGGGTGCGAATAAATACACCATTGAAAATACAAACACACAAAACACCACAAAAAGACCTATATATATACCGACTTTTGAATCTGATTTATTGTTCGTCATTTAATAAATAATAATATTTTTATTTATTAAATGAAACGATCTATTATACTCGAAGCGATAATTGTAGGAATCATCAATCTTCTGATGTTTCTCGTCATCAGAGCATTGGTACCAAAAGTTCCTATATTATATAAACTTTTCCTCACTGGTGTTGCTGCACATATGTTTTTTGAATTTTCCCCTTTTGGAAATCTAAATGAAAAATGGTGCCGTGCGACTTTTCCAAAATAGACTATTAAGGTTTCGTTGTCGAAGCTGCGAACCTAAATAATGCAGTCATCGGTCGTAGCCTGTTTTCTAATCCCTTTTTCGCCCTATTAACTCTATTCTTAGTTGAAATTTTACTTCTATTAATAATTCCTTGGATTTCATTTGCACGAGTGGGATCTAAATAAATAATTATATCTGTGTTTTTACCCAAATGTATAAATCCCTCCGGCCTATCCTTCGGGGCGTTATTGTTATTGTTATTGTTATTGTTATTGTTATTGTTATTGTTATTGTTTTTGTTTTTGGGATTTACAATCTGAAGTCGAGCTGGTGTATCTGCATACATTGCTAACGACTTGGGTATTTTTTTGTGTATTAATTCAGAATAGTAGTCTCTTAACTTTACAGTTTTATTTCTAAAATTATTAACAACACCATTATTATCTTCTGGTCGAAAAGCTAATTTTAATAAGTAACAGTCTTCATTATTAAATTTTTGTTTTTGTTTTTGTTTGAATTTACTATGCATAGTAGTTGAACCTATGCATATAATTTCACCATCTTCAGAATACAAAATTCTTTTCGACCTGAAAATTCTTTTCAACGATTTCGGCGGTTTCAGCATTTTATATTATACAAATATTTTTTCCACCGCGAAGTCTTAAGACTAAATGAAGAGTACTTTCTTTTTGAATATTGTAGTCGCTTAGGGTCCTCCCATCCTCCAGTTGTTTCCCAGCAAAAATAAGACGCTGCTGATCTGGGGGGATCCCCTCCTTATCCTGAATCTTCGCTTTCACGTTATCAATTGTGTCACTCGATTCAACCTCAAGAGTAATAGTCTTTCCAGTAAGCGTTTTAATGAAAACCTGCATGTATTATATTATATATTTACTTTTTTAAGTTGAATTTTTTAGCTACCCACGATTTACGAGGTACTGGAGGACACATTGGTTCTACATTGAGAACATGTGACCATATAATTCGTTGCACATCAGTACAAAGTGTATTTGTAACTTGACAAAACGCAAGTTTATATTCGTCAGTTACGAGTGGAATATAATCAGTCGTCATTTTTATAAATCATGAATTTATGTGTTACTTAGGTTAATCTTCTACAAGAATAATTACTTCTTCACCTTCTTCATTTACTGCGACAATAATATTTTTATTACATGTAACGACCGGAGAAGCCATTGGAATTACTGATCGTCTGTTTTCTTCGTAACAGTTTCCATATTCTTTAGACGAATGTGTTCGAGATCTACATCCAATAGAAAACGCTTCAAGCAATCTGGAAGCAATCCCCATATAGAAAACGTAGAATATCTTTCCTTAATAACGTTACAAAAAGCTTCAATCCACATTTAATTATCTTAGCGTCTTTTTTTTATCTATGTAAATATAAGATGATTGTTTCATTACATGATATACCAAAGAAAGTGCAATATATCACAGTAGATTCACAATATGTCAGTGGATCTAATAATACATTTACGGTTGATATTTCTTTAGAATCCAATATCCACATTGAAGAGATGAATAAAGTTATTGGTATAAAGATGGTTGATTTCTATGTAACACAAATTGGTCAGAGTGATGCTACTGGAAATACAAATGTTGCAAAATATATTGATGTTATATGCCCAGATGTACCCAAGACTGCTCAATTATTAGATGAAAGAAATGGTCAAATTTTAGCTAGGGTTCCGTTAGAAAGAAGTTTCACTGGTAGTACATCATTCATCATGAGAGATAAACAATGGAAATCCTTCCCTAGACAAACTAATTATTTCAATCCAATTTCCATGCAAAAATTACATTTCAATATATACGAATCTCAAGGTGATGGTGATTATGAACTTTTACAACCTTCTGTTTCATTTTATATGATTCTTGAAATAACTACAGTAGATGTAAAAGAAAAACCGGTAAATAAAGAAGTTCAAATACTCGAAGCTTTGAACACTCTCATCGGGAAGATTGATGTATTGAATCAAAATGTTCGCAAACTTCCTGAGAAAGAAGAACCAAAAAAGAAAAAATATTCTTTCAATTATATTTTACTAGCAATTTTTGCTGTTATAGGAGGATATGTATATTATGTTAATAAGTTTAAACCACTAGTGTAACTTTCTTCTTCCTAGTCGTCTTTTTTGCATGGGGCTTCTCAACCTTAGGGGGCTCTTCAACCTTAGGGGGCTCCTCAACCTTAGGGGGCTCTTCAACCTTAGGGGGCTCCTCAACCTTAGGGGGCTCTTCAACCTTAGGGGGCTCCTCAACCTTAGGGGGCTCCTCAACCTTAGGGGGCTCTTCAACCTTAGGGGGCTCTTCCTGGTGTATGATGTCAATAATCTTAAGAATCGTATCATAGATATGTTTCTTATCAAGACGCAGACGCTGAAGTTCTTCCTGAATATCTTGCTTAATTGATTCCATGGTATTATATATAAAGGGAAGAATATCTTTATAATAAATGTTATTCATTGGTCCCTCATTATTGAGTGGAATTGGACAATATCTTCACAAATATCTTTCACTTTTTCCTGGGAGTAAATATGTACAGGTTTTTGATGAAATACCTGATTGTGATGAGGCATTTATTTTTGCAATCCCAGATCCCTATTGGATTGAAAAGATTCCTGATCTAAAAAAGAAAATCAAAAAATTGGAATGTATGACGATTTGTGAAACTGAAACGGTACATGAAGATTACGGAAAACTTTTCACTTATTTCGATAGGATTGCAGTTCCAAGTGAATTCTGTAAAAGAGTATTATCAAGACAATTTCCTGATACTGTATTCTACATGATACACGCTCACATTCCCCGTGATGAAAGGTATATTTTTTATCACATTGGAAACGTTCTTGATCAACGTAAGAACTTTAAAGGTATTTTAGAAGCTTTCATTCGCCTGAACGAACCAAATGCTAGGTTGGTTGTAAAAGCTACGTGTAAAACAGATGTTAAGGTAAATATCCCCAATGTAGAAATAATTAATGGTCTTATTTCAGAAGAAGAAATGGATAATATACATAGAAGATGTGATTGTTACGTAAGTTTCTCAAATTCTGAAGGTGTTGGAATGGGTGCTATAGAGGCCGCAATCAGGGATAAACCTGTAATCATAACTGAATATGGTGGAGCTTCTGAATATATTAAGACACCATATACAATTAACTGCACCCTTCAAGAATTAGCAAACGATGATTATCTTTTCAAAAAAGGAATGTTGTGGGGCAACCCTGATTCGTCTCAACTCTCAAAGTTTATGCGTGACGCGTTTGATAAACGACTAAAATATATGGAACATTCATACACGAGAAATATTACATCTAAGGAAAGTGTTTTAAATGAATTCTTTTTCAATAATATAGGTCGTGATAAAGGTGATAAGACCCGTGAGGATAGCTCCTGAAGAAAGCGAACCCTTCTGAGCAATAAGCATCATATTAAGATCGTCTATTATGGTGATGCCTGTTGGCTTTTTGATAATCTCGGGGAGAAATTTAGCTATAATAAGATAGGTAATCATTGAAATTATGACTGGTCGAAGAGTTTCTTGATCAAACATTTATATATGTAAATATTAAATTTTATTTCCTAGTACTACACTATCTTTTGCTGTGCTGTGCTTTTTACAAAAACATCCATTTGTCGCCTTAAATGAACACCTCTTCCCCTTAAGTGTAGTAGATTGACAGATGTTTGTTGTGTGCTTTTGTTCCACGATATGTTTGGGTGGTTCTGTTATAATTACTACTGATCTATCTTTTTTCTTGTTTGCGTGATGGATATATTTGTTTTTCATCTTAAGCATACTTCTCGCCAGATGAGCACTTCGCTCATCTGGTGTTGAAACGTTATGAATAGACATGGCATCCCGAAGACATTCGTTGTAAGACATTTTGTTTTATAAGTAAGTTTATTGAATTGTTTTACTCAACTTAGGTCTATTCCATACTTCTCAATGAAATCGGTCTATCTAAACATTTTGGACATCTAGGACAAACTGGACATATTTCGCATTTTGGACACTCTGGACAAAGTTTTTCAACAGGAGTTACAATAGGAGTTATACACTCTGGGCACGCTTCTATTTTAATCTCTGATATGTCTCTAATTAGTAAAAAATATATAAGTGATGACACTACCAATCCTATTATAAAACCTACTATAACTCCACGTAATCTTATAGATGGCATTTAAAGTATACATACATAATTTTTATATGTATCTTAAATGGACTTCGGTCTGCTATAAATGTGAAGCACCTTTAAATCCCAAAGTTATAACTCGTGG